ATTTCTTAAGAATCTTAAAGATTGTATAGATAAGGGTGAATCAATTTATAAATTTTCTCACTCCTTGGGTGATTTTGAACGCAACCGAATGCGAACAATGGTTGACAAATTGCACATGTTGCAATGTAATCAACTAACTACCCAGAAAGCGTGCGAAAATAGAGATGTTCCATTGTCATTGTTAATTTCGGGCTGTTCCAAATTCGGAAAATCTGATATTAAGGATATGCTGAGACTACACTGGTGCAGCGTGAAGGGGGAGGAGAAGTCTCCATCATGTTGTTATACCGTCACAGCAGAATCTAAGCACTGGAATAATTTCGAAACTTTTCAGCATACTTTAATTATGGACGATATAGCCTTTTTAAAGCCAAATGCTGCACCTAACGGTGATCCTTCTATTATCAATTTATTACAAATTGTTAATGGAGTTCCCTTCATGCCTGAGCAAGCCGCAATAGAGAAAAAAGGGAAAACACCTTTAAGGGTTAAGTTGGTTATTGGGACTACTAATACTGAGCATTTGAATGCGCACTATTATTTCTCCTGTCCTTCTGCAGTCCAGAGACGATTTCCTTATATCATCGTTCCTCATGTGAAAGAGGAATTTCAAGATGATGAAGGATTTTTATGTTCTGAGAAAGTAGTTAATGTACCCAACACTTACCCTGATTGGTGGTACTGGACGGTCAAAGTTGTATCCCCCTCAAAGGATCCAAAATTGGTTTCCAAACCGAAGGTCATTTTAGATAAAGTTGATCAAAAAACTTTTCTACAATGGTATACTTCGGCGATACGTAAACACGATGAAATACAAGATTCCATGAAAGTTACATTGCGCAATATGGAGGCGACTCCAATTTGTAATGTTTGTTGTTTACCTCAAAATTTATGTGATTGTAGCATCCAAAATGGCGACGTAAATGACACTGTTCCTATGGATTTCTTGTATTATTTTGGTCAACAGCATTTTTCCAACACTCTTATGGCTGGATTTTGCACCTATTTTTCGACTTTCATCTATTCTTCCTTTTTATATACTATGTTTACATTTTGTGGTATTTTCCTTCTTGTACCTATTTGGTTTAATAACACATGGTTTACTAGTTTGTATGAGCATATTTTTTATAAAATAGTAGTTCGTCTTATAATGTGGAAGATAGAGAATCATCGTATGACACGTTGGTGGTTTGGTCTTATGGGTAGGCGAGTGCGATATTCTAATATTAATACTCCACGAATACTTGGAACCCTTAGTGGGGTCCTGGTAAGTGGTTATGTTTTATTGAAATTGCGTAGATTTTTCTCATCTGAGCCAATACCTCAAGGAGGTAGCATCTCGAAAGGAGTTAAACCTAAAGCCGCCGAAGCCGAGCGACCAAATGTCTGGTACAATGAAAAACCAGATCTTACGCATAGTGATTTTTCTAGTGTTAGCAAGAGCTTCAAATCTTTAGCGCCTCAGAAAGTTTTGAATCGGTTAGCAGACAACTGTGTCCATTTTCGATTCAAAATCACTGATACACACTATAAAATCACTAAGGGTTTTTGCTTAACGAATAATTATTATTTGCTAAATAATCACTCTTTGCCTAAGCAAGCTTCCATATCCTGTGAAATGGTATTGCAGGATGGAACTTGTGGAATAACACGCAATGTGCATTTTCTTCTAGAGGATAGGTACGTGGCTCGTGATCCACTTCACGATGCTTGCGTTATATATGTCCCCCATCTTCCTCCGAAAAAGTCAATTTTGGAATTATTTCCACAAAATGATTTGGAACCAAATTTGCGGGGACACTTCTTGAAAAGGAATGGAACAGGTGAGATGTTCACCGCTCCCATTTCGAATATCACATTTGCTGCTAATGTTACATTTGCGTTGGACGATCATGAGACTATGGATTCATATTGCGCTGAGTCATCATTCGAAACTTTCGATGGTGATTGTGGCTCAATGTATATGGCTTCCACGCCATATGGCCCTGTGATATTGGGTTTCCATATTCTTATGGCACAAGATAAAAAGGTTGCAGTCGCGTGCAAACGTGGATGGATAATTAATCTTATGCGCCAGTTTGATGAACTTAAAGTTCAAAGTGGCTCAATTTTGCTGTCTTCGTCTTCCGCAGAACATGAGTTAGGTCCTCTATCTCAAAAGTCTGTATTTAGATTTATTGAGGAAGGCAATGCTGAGATCTATGGATCATTCAAGAAGCGCAAATTCACACAAGAAAGTAAAGTGTGTAGAACGCCTATGTATCCTTATCTCAAAGCAAAAGGCCTGAAGGAAAATTATACCGTTCCTCAAATGCATGGATTTACGCCTTGGCGAATAGCAGCTTTAGCTTCTGTTAAACCTGCATTAAAATTCTCTCCTACTTTGGTTGATAAAGTACGAAAAGCCTATTTAAGAGATATTTTAGTTTCTTTAAATGGTGATCTTAAGGAGCTGGAAGTTTATGATAATTTTACAGCTCTTAATGGGGCCGCTGGCGTTTCCTATGTGGATAAACTAGCCAGAGGCACCAGTGCTGGTTGGCCATGGTGTACATCTAAAAGAAAATTTCTTTATGAAGTACCACCGGTGGGAGAAAATTTGGATCCAGTAGACGCAACCTCAGAAATCTGGGAAAGAGTTCGACGTATAGAAGAACAATATGCCCAGCATGAGTTGGTTCATCCCATTTTTACAGCACATTTGAAAGATGAAGCTGTTTCATTTAAGAAGGCTGAGATGGGTAAGACCCGCGTTTTTACTGGCGCCCCGATGGACTGGACTCTGGTGGTTAGGAAATATCTCCTTTCTACCTGTAGACTAGTCCAGTGCAATCGCTTTGCTTTTGAGGCAATGCCTGGAACTATAGCCCAGTCATTTGAATGGGGTGAAATTTATCGTCATCTCACCAAATTTGGTGACACTAGAATGATTGCCGGGGATTACAAAAGTTTTGATAAGCAAATGCCAGCTATTCTTATACGAGCTGCCTTTGATATTATCTATGATCTTTGTAAACTGTCTGGTAACTATACTGAAACTGATTTGGCTATAGTGAAGTGCATAGGTCTGGACACCGCTTACCCCACTGTAAACTTCAATGGGGATTTAGTGAAGTTTTATGGATCTAATCCATCCGGTCATCCACTAACTGTAATAATAAATAGCTTAGTTAATTCAATGTATATGAGGTATGTATACCATGAGTTAAATCCTAGTAAGGAAGTGGATTCTTTTAAGGCGAATGTGGCCCTCATTACTTATGGTGATGACAACGCCATGGGAGTTTCTGACCGGATCCCTTGGTTTAACCATACTACCATAAGTGAAGAACTCGCTAAGTTGGATATAGTTTATACTATGGCAGATAAAGAAGCAGCTTCTATACCATATGTTCCAATGAAAGATGTTTCATTTCTCAAGAGAACATGGGTGTATGATGAAGATGTTGGAGATTATCTCGCACCATTGGCATTTGATTCAATTGAAAAGAGCCTAATGACTTGGGTCAAATCAAAGAAGGTCTGGTCTGGTGATCAGGCTATAGATGTTATTTCTAGTGCCTGTCGTGAGTTCTTTTTCTATGGAAGGGAAAGTTTTCTCCGGTGGCGAACTTCACTATTCCAAATGTGTAGTGAGGTTGCGTGCACCGAATGTGATCCCTATTTGGGGACACATAAGTTGAGTAAGCATATAACTGATGCCACATTCCCATCTTGGGATTTGCTTCTCAAACAATTTCACTCTTATAAGAGAGAATAAGCCCGCCTGGGAAGGCGTTACAATATCCCTCATAGGTGGAATAAGCCGTTCACTTATGAGTAAAACTGGTTTTCTATGAATGATACTGAGGTACCCTCTGCTGTGGAACAGATGGGGGCTGGCTCCCGACCAGCCGATAGTGCGGGATCCACTGAGCACGCGGAACAAAATGCTCAACAAATTAATATGCAATTTAAGGATGAAAATCCTGGCATGATGATGAAGTTTAATCCTATTACTGATAGGTCATATTATGACAAGTATAAGGTTTCTACTGAATTATCTTCTTTCCTATCTAGACCCGTTTTAATTAACGAGTTTATTTGGGAAGAAGGTCAAGATTATGCTGGTTCAATTGATCCTTGGTTGTTATATTTTGACAACGACATTATACGAAAGAAGTTGGATAATTACTATCTTATCAGTTGCAATTTGCGTCTAAAGATTGTTATTAATGCTTCTCCTTTCTATTATGGATTATTACTTGCGG